AGTTTCTTCTTGATATAGGAGATGCAAGTGGAAACGCAAAAGACGGGATGTCTGAGTTAGATGAAGAGATTAAAACAGGGATACTACCCACATTAGATAGATTGATAATGAACTTTGAGTCATTCCTTCTAGGAAGTGCTAAATCTCTTTTAGACTCAATGTTTCCTGATGATCTTGCCAAAATAGAAGAAATAGATGAAAAAATCGCTGCTTTACAAGAAACAATCCCAGAGGGCGGTCAAGCTAGTAGGTTCATTCAACATGAAATAAGGCGCTTGAAAGAAGAAAGGCAAGCATTGCTACAGGCTGTAGCCTTATCAGAAATTGAAACCATAGAAGATTCTGGCCTTTATAACCCACAGCGAGGAAGAGATAGGCTAAGTGCGGCGCAGCAAGAAGCAAAAGCAGTCAAGCAACTTGTAGATTCCCACAAAGAAGCTGTAACAATTCTTGCTAGATATGACTCTGTTACAGCAGCAGCCTTACAGTATAGAGACTCTTTAGTTGAACTTAATACTGCTTTTAAGACTCTCGGACTAACTTCTGAGCAAGAGGCTGCATTGATAGCTGATGTTGAAAGGACTTACAGAGAGGCAACTGGCACTGCTAAAGATCAGATTAAAGGGTTAACTAAAGAACAAAAATCTGCATTGGAAGTTCTAGCGCAATATGATGATGAACTAGCAAAAGGGCTAGAGCAAAGAGAAAAGATACAACAACTTACTAACGCCTATGAAGTTCTAGGCATGGCTTCTGAGGAAGCTGCTAAGAAAGCAGCTCAAGTTATAGATCAAAACACTCTAAGTGACTTTGAGCAAGGCGTTAAAAACATTGCAGATGCCATTGAGGGAGACTTGTCAAGTTCCCTTACTGACGTCATTATGGATGTTGAATCGCTTTCTGACGCATTTTCTTCCCTTGCAGAACAGATTGCTAGGACTGTTATTCAACAGCAAATTTCTGATCCTTTTGCAAGAGAAATAGGCAATTTTGCACAAGATATAATTCCAACCATATTTGGAGGTGGGTCGCCATCTGGCCCGGAATCAAGGCGTTCTGCTGCTCTTGGTGCGGACAGAGCTAACGGCGGAAACGTCTTTAGTAACAAAGCCCACTTAGTAGGTGAGCGTGGCCCAGAGATGTTCGTCCCCGGACAAGATGGCCGGATTATCCCAAACGCCGAGATGGGCGGTGGTGGCGATGTCACAGTCAACATCATCAACCAAGGCGGCGAGCAACTGCAAGCAGAGCAGCAGCAGTCACGTCGAGGCGCAAATGGTGAGATGACTGTTGATGTTATGGTCAAATCAAGCATGGAGCGGCTGGACTCGCAAGGACAACTAGATGGGATCTTCCGTCGCCACGGCGCAGCACGACAAGGGCAGTTCTAAGTTATGGCAAATTGGCCCTCAACACTACCGCAGCGTTTGCATCAGCAAGGTTTTAGCTATCAAGCGCCTGAAGGCTCTATAAGGACGGACATGGAGTTCGGCAAGCCTTTCCAGCGCCGTCGCTTCACAGCAGCCGTAGAGCCTTTTGCTGGGCAGATGTATCTTGACAAGACCCAGTATGGGACTCTACTAGACTTCTGGCGTAACACCCTTGCTATGGGCAGCCTCGAGTTTGATTGGGTACATCCCATCACAGAAGACCCAGCCACTATTCGCTTCATTGCTAATGAGCCTTTCAAAATCTCTGTGGCATCAGGCGAAGTATTCACAGTGAAACTTAACCTTGAGGTTATTCCGTAATGCCTCTAAGCCAAGGCGCATTACAAGCCGTCCTAGCATCAGCTACCGAAAAAGTCTTTCTTGAGTGTTTGACTATTTCACATCCTGATATTAACACGATAAGACTTGTAAACGATACGCAGGACTTAACAAGATCAGCAGGCACTTTCTTTCGCTTTCCTTTTGAAGTGTCAGCAACGACTCAGGCACAAGATCGACCACCTTCTATTGACATCAGCGGAGACGCTGTAGATCAGCGAGTTGTACAAGGTCTTCGTGAGTTAGCAGGAAAGCGAGAGTTAGCCGAGATTGTTTATGAGGTTGTACTAGCAGACACACCTGACAGCATAGAGTTTGGCCCTGTAAAGTTTGAGTTTGATTCTATGACAGCAGACTCAGCTACTCGGGTCACAGTCAGAGCATCTTTCTTAAAAGGCGCTCTTAATGACGCCTTTCCAGCAGGACAGTTCGCACCTTCTAATGTCGCTAGCTAAGTACAAGCCTTACGTTGGTGTAGAGTACGACCCGCCTCACGGCTGCTTTCGTTTAGTTGCAAAAGTCTTTGAAGGCGTTTACGGGATAGACCTTGGAAAGCAAGACGAAGGGCTAGAGCAAGCACAGAACAAAGATCGCACTGCTCGCATACAGCAAAAACTGATTGAGATGACAGAGCAAGTAGATGATCCTCAAGAAGGTGATGTTGTTATCATTCGAGGACGCCCTTTCCACATTGGGCTTATCATCGCACCTAGCATGATGTTACATGCTTACAACGGCGGAACTTCTTGCATAGAAAATCACAATGGGTTTCGTTGGGAAAGTCGAGTAGAAGGTTTTTACAGGTATAAGGGGTTCAGCAGTTGAGCGTTACTGTACAAGCAAGCAAGCACCCACTAAAACCTGATTGGGTTTATGCAGATGTAGATGCTGGTCAGAGCATCTATGAGATAGCTGGTGGCGCTCCTGTTGCTGCTTTTATCAACGGGCGTGAAGTGCCAGAGGAACTACATCGGCTTACAAAAGTTAAAGATAATGTGACCTTAGTTTTATGGCCGGTTCCGCAGGATGGAGACATCTTACGGACGGTTGCTTTAGCGGCGGTAGCTGCTTTGGCTGGCCCAGCCGCCACAGCATTATTAGGTGGTGCAACTAGCGGCCCATTATTTTTTGCAGTTAAGACTGGCATATCTATTGCTGGTTCTTTAGCAATAAACGCGTTAATACCGCCACCAACTCCTGCACAGCCTCAGACGCCAGAGTCTTTTAACAGACTAGAATCTATTACTGGGGCAAGCAACCAAGTTGCAGCCTTTAAGCCTATTCCTAGGCTTTACGGCACCTTTAAGATCTTCCCGCCGATCCCGATGACTGCTCGTCCTTACACAGAGATTGTTGGTGACGATCAGTATTTAAGGATGTTCCTGTCTCTTGGATACGGGCCTCTTGAGATTGGAGGTGAAAAAGTAGGAGCAGGGTACAGCAAGATCACAGAGCAAGACTCTTTGTCAGGTACTCCTATAAAGATCGGTGAGACAAACATTCAACTGTTTGATGAAGTTGAGTACGAGATCGGCACCCCCGATCAGATGACGCTCTACTCCGATCAGATTATTGAATCTGACCCTGCTTTCTCAAGCTCAGAGAATGATGATGGCGCTTTTGCAATCAGAACAACAGAAGCCAATATAGACGAGATAAGTATTGGCCTTGCAGGGCGACTGTTCGGTGTTAACGATAAGGCAAAAACTCGGCGCGGCACGGTACGCTGGCGCATTGAATACCGAGCAGTTGGAGACACAGACTTTATTGTTGAGGAAGAGGATTTTGTCGTAAACTCAAGCAAGAAAGAGACTGTTCGAGTAGGCTACCGATTTAAGGTGCCTAATGGTCAATATGAAGTAAAACTTACTCGCAAGTCAACTTCTTTTGAGGCTGACACAACAACTTCCGCAGACTTTGCTTGGAATGCGTTGCGATCAATCCGGTCAGTCCAACCTTTTGATGTAGATGGCACTGTCTGCATGGCTTTGCGGATCAAGTCTACAGATCAGCTAAATGGACGTATTGATGACCTATCTGTACTAGCTACTTCTGTATTAGATGTTTACGATGGCACATCTTGGGTGCCGCAAGCTACTAATAACCCTGCTTGGGTTTATGCGAACATCTGGACAGGTGAAGCTAACCGCAGACCGCTGCTAAAAAGTGATTTGGATGAAGACTCTCTTCTTGAGTGGGCTAATTACTGCGATGAAGAAGGGTTTGAGTATAACGGTGTATTCGACTCAGCAGGGACAACCTTTGACCGCGCAACAGAGGTGGCAGGGACAGGGCTTGCAAGCTGGAACTTTAGCCCAGATGCCAAGATAGGTGTTGTCAGGGACATCGTCCAATCACTGCCTAAGATGATTATAAGCCCTCGTAACAGCTTTGGGTTCAACTACGAGCTTGCTGCTGTTCAAGTCCCTGATGCTCTTCGGGTCAGGTTCGTAGACGATTTTACTTTTGAGAACACTGAGAGACTTGTCTTTGACGACGGCTTTGACGAGGGCAACGCAGTAGTCTACGAGACGCTAGAAGCAAAAGGCGTAACAGATCCAGATCAAGCATTTAAGTTCGGGCGTTACCACTTAGCACAGCAGCGTTTACGCCCTGAGCGTTACAACTTCAAGCAGGATGTGCAGCACCTTCGCTATACTCGTGGCGACATGCTGACTATTCAGTATGACACGATTCTAGTAGGGCTTGCCGCTGGTCGAATCAGAGAGGTTGTTTCTGATGTAGAAATTGTGCTTGATGAGATTGTTGTAGATAACGGTGAAAACTACGCTGTAAAAATTCAACACTCAGACGGAACAATAACTACTTTAAACTGCACTTTAGGTTCTGGTGAAGATAACAAAACAATTTTCCTTAGCACAGCTACTACTAAACCTAGTGTAGACGATTTAGTTATTTTTGGAGAAGCTGGAAAAGAAAGTATTGATGTGAAGGTAACTGCTATTGAGCCAGAAGGAGATTTCATTGCTCGCATCACTACTGTTCCTGCTGCTGATGAGATTGAACAAGCATTTGATGGCACTATTCCTTCGTTTGATCCTGTTTTAACAGCTCCAGTTGACCCTTCTCAAGTCCCTCCAAAGCAGCCTGTTATAGAAAGTATAAGATCAGACGAAAACGCTCTTTATGCAGACGATGACGGCTCTCTTCGAGTAAGGATGCTCGTAGAGACAGTAACTTCAGCGCAAGAAGGGTGGGATCAAAGAACTCAGATTAGATATAGGGCTGTTGGAGATAATAGTTTTGAAACATTAGAGCCATCAAGATCAGGGTCTCTCTCAATACTTGATGTAGATGAAGGAGTCCAGTATGAGGTGCAGGCAAGAGGTTTAAAAAATACAAGATTTAGTCCTTGGACAGATTCAACAATACACACAGTTATTGGAAAATCCACGCCTCCGCCTAATGTGCAAGTCTTGAATGCGGTACAAAACGATGAAAATGTAGTATTCCGTTGGTCACAAGTAACAGCGCCAGATATTGACGGATATGAGATTCGTTACGGCCCACGTCAAACAGCAACTTGGGCAAGCTCAATCAAGATTGCAGAGGCAACGAAAAGCACTGTATCTACAGAAGCTGACGTTCCTCCCGGTGACTTTAAGTTCTTCATCAAGGCTGTAGACACTGCTGGCAACTATTCTCGTGCAGCAGCTACTAGGGAACTTCTAGTTAGTACGCTGTATGAGCTTGTTCACAGGACAGTCCACAATCCCGACTGGACTGAAGGCGAAATAGAAGGTTTTGTAAAAAGAGGCACTGCACTACAGCTAGACTCTGATATAAGAGCTTACTACAAGGCCAACACTGTTGACTTAGGCTTTAATGCTAAGAATGTCCGCGTTTGGGCGAACGTAGGCGTAGGGCAGTCAGACATAGAGTCTACTGAAGACTACGGACTTATCTCTGATGCTGTCATCGGCACAGAAGACTATGGCCTACTAACAGAAGCTGTTGACGACATTGATGATTACGGCGGTATTCTTGTTGGACTATCTGTATCTGACCCGAGCGTCATCTATGAAATATCTTCTCGTAATGAAGGAGAGGATTGGCCTAACGTCGCTGAGACAATCAACTACAGAAAGATTACCGGCTCTGTGACAGAAACAGAAGACTACGGACTCATCACTGACTCGGTGACTGAAAGCGATAGCTACGACACCTTGATGACTTGGAGGCAGTGGAGTAAAGGGCAGATAGATGCTCGATTCGTCAAGCAACGCATCAGCATTTTGCCGACTGACGAAGCAAGGCAAGGTACTTTGTTGCGCTCCTTTGAGACTGTGGTGGATGTCCCAGAAAAAATAGAAGTCTTACAAGAAAAGACCGTTGATCCGGGTGGCACAAGGTTTGAGTTTGAAAAGCAATTTCACTTTAAGCCTGTTGTGGCCGCCACTGTTGAATCAGAGAACGACTTGTTCGCTATTCGTAAGAACTTAGACACATCAGGTGTCACATTTGTTGTCAGGGACTCTACTGGAGCAGATGTAGGCGCTGATAAATTAGATATTATTGCTAGAGGATATTAGTATGGCAAAAGAGATTATTCGTCGGAACGGAACCACATCTGAGCACTCAGCTTTTACTGGTGCAGAGGCAGAGATTACTGTTGATACCGATAAAAGCACAGTTGTTGTTCACGATGGTGTGACAACAGGAGGCTTTCCTCTAGCCAAGGATGATGGCTCTAACGTATCTGACTTCACGATCACTGGTATCCTTGGCGCTGATAGCGCAGAGTTCACCGGCACTGGTGCTGTTGAACTTCCAGAAGGAACTGAGGGGCAACGTCCGGGAACACCTGCATCAGGAATGATCCGTTTTAACTCTGACGCTGGCGCTTTCGAGGGCTACAATGGCTCTGAGTGGGGAGAGATTGGCGGTGGTGGTGCTGCTAACGGGCTATTTTCTAAGACCGACAGTGATAGCGTAGCTTGGACTAAAACAGGCAACGGCACTGCCGAAACTGGGCAGACAATCTATGTTGAAGTCGGCGGAGAAGTGCTAGAGATTGCGTCAGGCACTACTATTGCTATGCCAACGCTAACCGCTGGCACGGACTACGCTATTTGGGTAGCTCCTGACGGGACACTAGAAGCAGACGCTTCTTTTAACGTAGCGCCTACTGCTGGTGGACGCCGTATTGGCGGTTTTCATTACGCTCCGGGTGGTAACGCATCATTCAGCCTTAACGCTGGCGACGGCGGTACGACGCCGCAGATCAACGAGTACAGCTTTTATGATCTAAAGTGGCGTCCTTCTGTTGCCGACCCTCGCGGTCTGACTCTGGTAGGCGATGGTGCTTTCTGGTGTGGAATCTACCATCTAGCAGGCGACCATCTTGTTGGGCCTCCACATCGTCATGGCGTCAACCCTGCTCGTGACGGCAATCCACCTGATCTAGTCGATGGCTCTGGGAAATACCCAGACGCGCAGCCAATGAATATCTTTGAGTCCCTTTGGTATCACGGGTTCCGTACGCCACGCGTTGAGGACTTTCAGCTTCTTGCCTTTGGTACCAACGAAGCGGCGTCGCGTGGCAGCGATCCGGGTACGACAGGGCTTCCCGGCGGAAGCACAGATGCACAGTTTACCTCTCATTGGGGCGTATTCCAAAGCACAGGCGTTATCAGGCTGTGGAGCAACGACAGTATCTTTTCTACCGCAGACGAAACACTGCCCAACCCATCTCGCGGAAACCGTTTCCGTGTCTTGCGTTTCGCCACTTTGGGCGGTGATTGGACTGATGGTTCGCTTTCTGGCTCGCGTTATGTCCGGACGATTACCGCGACTCGTTCCGATGCGAAGTTTGGCGGTCGCGGCGTCTGTGACCACCTGATCCTTGAGTAAGGCGGGCGAAAGCCCGACTGACAATCTCGTAAAAGACCCGAGGATGTCAGCCGAACAGATGCGTATAGTAGAGAAGTATGAGCGCGTCATCTCGTATCTCTACCCAATAGCGCAAAGCATACCTAGGAAGCATGGCGTAGCGAGGGATCTGTTCCTTCGTTGCCTCCTTGAGCAAGTAGACCTGTTCATGGTAGCAGGTAAGTCCAACCAAATATCTAAGTTGTACTCAGCAGACGCTGGTTTAGCAATGCTTAGGTTTTGGTTAAGGTTTCTTAGATCAAACATCTCCCACTTGACTAAGAAACAGCACGAGCATTCTTTAGCACTTATATCAGAGCCTGCGTCTATGTTAGGCGAGTGGATAAAGAATAAGAAAAAAGGGTGACTGGGGTAAAGAGGCCGTTTCGCCAATTTGGGCGGTAATTGGAATAATGGGTCGAAATCTGGCTCACGTTATGTCAATACGAATACCGCGACTAATTCCAATACGAATAATGGCGGTCGCGGCGTCTGTGACGACCGAACCGCGCTCTGTGTACGCAAGGGCTACACAGGCCGATCACTGAAAAACAGGTGGTCAGCTCAGTCATCCTGCTTCGGCAAACACACTACTAGGTTTGGCATAACGTGGAGTATGCAGAAAGCTGAAATACGGAGCCAGCATTTTTATTATGGGAAAGAAGTACAAACGCTTGTTTGAAGAAATTGTCTCTGAGACTAACTTTGAAATAGCGTACAAAAAGACAGCAAAGGACAAGCGTAGATCACACAGTTACCTAGAGTTCAAAGAGTACGCGGCTCTTAACCTAAAACTTCTGCGTCAAGAGATAGCAGATAAAGCCTATATTATGGGCGACTACAGGCAGTTCAAGATATTCGATCCGAAAGAAAGGCTTATATCTGCTCTGCCATTCAGAGATAGAATAGTTCAACACGCTATCAACAACGTGATTGAGCCAATCTTTGAGAAAACACTGCTGCCTTATACTTTTGCTTGCAGGCCTAATAAAGGAACACACGCTGGCGTTGTCTACATACAATCTTGTTTGAGAAAGCAACAAGCTACGCACACACTAAAAACAGACTTCAGTAAGTATTTTCCCAGCATTGACAGAGCTAGGCTATATCAAGAGATTGAGGCTAAGATTAAGTGCAGGGACACACTTGATTTAATTAAGACCATTGTTCCTGATACTGGAATAGGTCTTCACATAGGAAGCCTAAGCTCTCAGTTGTGGGCAAATGTATACGGTGGGATTGCTGATAGGTTCATACACCACGAACTCAAGCCTTTCGCTTGGGCTAGGTACATGGATGACATTGTGGTAGTGGATAACGACAGCATCAGATTACGAGATATGAAAGATCGCTTAGAGCGCTTTTCTAAGGAAGAAATGCGGATGAACTTCTCTAAGTGGTCAGTGCAGAGCTTATCAAGAGGCGTTAATTTTCTAGGGTACAGGATGTGGCCGGGATATAAGCTGATTAGAAAAGACTCTGTAAAAAGAGCTAAGAAAAAGATCGCCAAGTTCAAGAAGATGAACGATCAAGGCGGCTTGGATAGATTTTCTGCTGCTTGGAAAGGGCATGTCTCTTGGGCAGACTCACACAATCTTCTTAAGACATTGGAGATAGACTATGTTTAATTCACGAAAAGACCTTGATGCTGCGCCAGCAGAACAGAAAGAAAAGTTCTTAGGGCTTCTTGCAGCTTCAATCAACAAGTGGTCTTGGAATGGCGCTGAATGGGTGTTAGAACAGAACACAACAGAGATTGAGAAGTTTGACTTTTCTCTTGACGACTTTCCTGATGCGCCTGTACCAGACATGCCAGCGTACAATCCTGATGAGCGTGCTTTAGAGCAAGAAGCAGAAGAAGTGCGTACTCAGCGCGATGCTCTCCTTAAAGACTCTGACTGGACTCAAGTATCAGATGCTCCTGTAGACCAATCTGCTTGGGCCAATTACCGCCAAGCGTTGCGCGACTTGCCTGAGCAAGAAGGATTCCCGCAGGAGGTTGTGTGGCCGAATCCCCCTGCGTAGGTGTCTGCAAGCTAGACTCTGACTTTGTTTGTATCGGCTGTGGTCGCAGCATAGAAGAGATACTAAAGTGGCAAGAGTATACAATAGAACAGCAGACAGCCGTGTTAGATAGGCTGTTCGGTGCAAAGGAAAAGTAACATGGAACCAGCGTTCATCATCAACATCATCATGTCTTTCGTTCTGATCCTAATTGGTTGGTTTATGCGCGTGATGTGGGACAGTATCAAACGGTTGCAGACGGACATGGCTGAACTAGAGCGCCACGCCTCTGAGACCTATGTGCGACGTGATGACTACCGAGATGATATGGCTGAGGTTAAATCCATGTTGCGTCAAATCTTTGAGATTCTTAACAGTAAGGTAGACAGATGATACAGCAACTTCTCGGTGCAGGGCTAGGCAAAGCAGTAGACAACGTACTTGGCCGGTTCTTTGAAGACAAGGATCAGGCTGCTCAGGCCGCTCAAGAGTTGCGCCTTGCCATGCTAGAACACGAACAGACAGCACAGCAAGTTGCTCGTGACGTTGTTGTTTCTGAGGCTAAGTCTGAGCATTGGATTACTTCTGCTTGGCGTCCTTTAGTAATGA